TTCTTCCACCTCGCCGGCTTGGAGGTCGCGCGTCAGCTTCGCCACCCAAAGCGAAACGGCATCGCCGTAGGGCGGATTCATATAGATGCGGCCCAGCCAGCGCCGCGTAAGGCCGTCATCTGTCTTGATGATGTGGTTGCGCGCGGGGACATTGGCCTGTTCGCGCCGCGCATTGCTGCAGGGGTCCAAATCGATCTCGCCGAGCACGGCGAGCACGGCCTGGACGATCTCCGGCGGCGTCAGCCATTCGTCGGAGTTGGAGGACATCGCCGCGCCGCTTGCCAGAAAGCTGTTCGTGCTCGCGGTGCGCTTCATGCCCCGCAGGCGCTGCAGGCGCGCGTCGAACTCTTGCGCGGTCATCCGCGCGATCTGCTGCCACGCGGCCGACTGCTTCTTGGTGATGCCGAGGTCGTCGAGCGAGCAAAGTTCCGTTTTGGTACTTTGGTCGCCTCCGCGGCCGCGGCGCTCGCCCTTCTCAAATGCGACAAGCAGAAACTCGCCCGCCTTGCGCTCAGCGTGCAGGCGCGCCTCGCGCGCCAAGCTCTCTAGTTCGCGGGCCTGCGCCTCGCGGGCGTACTGCCGGATCGCTTCGATCCGATGGCGCACCTCGCGAGTTTCGGCCAGGGTCGCCGCGACGTCGATCGCGGTACGCATCTGGGTGAAAACCTGCATTGGCTCCGCATCTAGGGCGCGCGGCCCGAGGGTGGCAACGGCGTGGGTCACCGGCGTGCTCCCTTCGCACAGGGCTTGCGTCTACGGTGGCCGCTGGGCATCAGGGGCGCGGCGTAACGCGACGGCCAAATCTGTTCGGGTCGCATTCCGAGTGCGAGCGCGATCAGGCGCTCGGCCTTCGGGTAGGGACGCTGTAACGCCTGTTGAAGAGTGCCGACCGCGTAGCCGTAATGGGCTGACAGCGCGCGCAGGCTTTTTCCGCGCTTCTTTAACGACGCGACAATGTCGGCGGGATGCATATCCTTGACATAAGCTCTCGGGTCAAATGGAATTGACTGGCGTGTCTGCACAACGACAAACCTTAGCGAAACATGTTTCGCTCGTCAAGAGACATGATTCGCCTCCGATGAAAAAAAACGATCGCGGGGACCCGGGGCTGATCGCGCGCCTGCAAGAGCTCGAAAAGGAAGAGGGAAGCTTCGCGGCTCTCTCGCGTCGCACGGACGTCCACGAGGCCGCCTTACGCAGTTACGTGCGCAAGGGGATTCGCATCCCGTCGGATAACATCCTCAAGATCGCGGACTCGATGGACGTATCGATCGAATGGCTGGTGGCGGGCCGCGGTCCGAAGAAGTTGCCGCGCGACGAAGAGGGGCGCCCGGTGCGCCCCTTTAACGCTCGCCTGATGCGCGAAGCGGTCGAGGTGATGGAGATCCTGAGTCGGAAGGAAAAAAAAGGAGAGTACGCTCCCGAGCAGAAGGCGATCGCCGCTCTCAGGCTGTACCGGATCTGCGATGACAAGGAGCATAGCGGGGAGCGTGTATCCCGGGAAAAGATGATAGAGATCGCGAGAGCGGTAGCATGAGTTACCCACTTTGCGCGTTAGCGTGCTATGGTGGCCCATCTCGGCGTCCAGGAGCACCAGGTGGGGGACGAAGATCGGCGCCCGCGCGACAGCGTTCACAAACCGGATTACAAGGCGGAGCTTCTCCAGTTGTTTGACGGGCAGCCAAAGGACCGTGCGAATCGTGGTGACCGTTGAGGCCCCGCACGGAGATGGACCGAAGCGCGCGCCCAAAAAGAGCTGGATCGACGAGCTGGCGCAGATCGTCCTCGACGAGGGGGCCCACCACGGGATGACCAGCGAGGAGCTGATCAGCTTGGCGGCGCAGCAGTTCGGCAAGAAAGTGTCCGCGCTGGCGGCGCTGAGTGCCGACGAACTGCAACGGTTGTACGAATCTCTCAAGCACCGGCGCTGAAAAAAACGAGGAGAGGAAGATCAATGGACGCGGTCGTCGGCCTGATCTTTGTTGTCGCGGCATTTGCGTGGTGGGCGTGGCTGCCGATAACGATGGCGCGGCTGAAGTTGGTCGAAAAGGACGCGCGCGAGTCCGCGAAGCTGACGGAAGACGAGAAGGAAAAGCTTCCGGCACGTCACGCCAGGGCAAAAAAGGGGCTGGCGCGAGCCTGGTGTGCGGTCGCTTCCCTAACGGTGGCATTTTGGATCGGGGTCGCGGTCGTCAGCTCCGAGAGAAGTGGCGACTTGGCTGCGACACCCACGGCGAGCGATCAGGATAATGCGCAGACCCCGCTGAGCGAGAGGCAGATCCGGGATGCACGCCTGGCGCTGTGCGCAGCGGCGGCGGACGAGTATCCGGACGTGCTGGCCGGGAAGGGTCACAAGGACGCGATCACGCTCGCCAACCAGTATGCGGTCGGCGAGCGTGCGGGTGGCCGCGCGATTGGGCATGAGTGGGGTAGTTACGAGAACGGCGCGTGGAAGGATGGCGACTGCCGCGCGCTCTCGGTGGCCCAGTGGGCGCCTAGCGACGGCTACGCGGGCGATCCGATCGATCTTCCGCGGGGGGCGATTTCCGTGGTCGTGAAATCCCCAGGATTCTGATCCAGTATGTTAGCGGCGGGCTTGCCGCAGCCGCGGCGTTCGTTGACCTGATCAGCGGACAAATGTCCGCCCTACCGGAGGATGGAGGGCGCGCGTAACCTCGCACGCGTGTCCATCTATGCTGCTCCTATCATAGCCACCATCGCCGGGGTGCTCCGATGAGTGCCCCGGCGAACTGGTCTGAAGAGCGCGCCGCGATCCGGCGTGTCGCCGAGCGTTTTGGCGTCGATCCGCGTTTTGTCGCGGCTATCCGCAAGCAGGAAAACGGCGGTCCCGGCCGCGAGTTCGGCGTGCTGGACGGCTACGCCACCACCTACGATCTGCAGCTACAAGAATGCTGCCGCACCGTCGCCCATCGAGTGTTTATCTACCAGGCGCGCGGTCGCCTGTTCGCCTACAACGAGTCCGGGCTGACCTACAGCCGGGAGTTCTTGCACTATTTCGCGGCCATCTGGGCGCCGATCGGCGTAGCGAACGATCCCACGAATCTCAACGCGAACTGGCTGCCCGGCGTGACCCAGTTGTATGCGATGTTCACCGGCCCGAACGGCCTGGACGCCCTGGTCTGAAGGAGACGGCTCGTGGCGGAGATATCTGTGCCCGAGCTTTATTTACGCCGTCCCGTACGCGCTAGGGCCAAGACCTCGGCGCCTGTCGAAAGGAGAGACCCGTGAAGCTTAAGCATTACGTCACTCTGGCGCTCGCGTTCGTGCTCACCCTGGCGCCTCAGGCAATGACTTTCGTGCCCCCCGCTTATCGCGACCTCGCCAGTGCCGTAATGGCGCTGCTCTCCTCGATCTATCACCTTTTTCAGGCGACTCCGGCCCCGGCCGCCGCCGTCATTAAGCTGCCCGGCCGCGGCCTGACGGCCCTGTGGGTGGTGCTCGTGCTCGGCGCTCTGGCGCTCCAAAGTTGCACGTCCTCCAGTCTTGCTACGGCCGAGAGTTCCGCCGGCGAGCTGGTCAGTTACGGGATCCCCTACACCCAGGCAAAGATGACCGCCGCATGCGCGCGTCCCAGCTCGGACGTGATCGCGGCAACCGCCTGCCTCAATATGAAGACTTTCGCGGCGTTCTGCCTGGCGAACCTGCCGCAGCAGGCCCAAGGCGTCAACGCCGCGATTGGCGCGGCGGGCGCGGTGGGCGCGGCTACGGGTAATGCCGCTGTGGCGACGGGAGCGGCAGTTGCGGCGGCAGCAAACACAGCGCTCGTGCCGGCGTTCTCGGCTGCCCAATTGGCGCAGTGCGCTTCGGGCGGCTTTCCGATGGCGAGCGCGGCTCACTGAGGATTTCAGATGACGCTGCCCTTCCTGCCCTTCCAAGCAAAGCCCGGCGATATCATGGGCCTGAGGGGATCCGGTTGGATTTCAGACCAAATCTGCGAACTGACCCGGCCGTCATCTCCGATCATCTGGGAGGGCGTCGCGATCGAATGGAGTCACGTCGGCATAGTTACCGCGGTGGCGCCCTTCGTCCAGGTGACCGAGGCGCTGACAAAGGTGCGGACGCGCCCCATCGATGTTTCGATTGCAGAGGCTGAGTTCGCGTGGATCGCCCAGTTGGGGGCTCTGACGGATCAGCAGCGCGCAATGCTCGCGCGCAAGGCGCTGAGTTTCTCGGCGGACGATTACGGGTACGCGGATATCGGGCTGCAGGCGCTGGATAGCGTGACGCGGTCGCGCTGGTTCACCCAGCATTTTGCAGAGCGTCGATTCCCTATCTGCTCAATGCTGGACGCGCTGGACTACGACTCGATCGGCATCCGGTTGGGCATCAGCGCGAGCAGCGCCACTCCCAACGACCTTGCGCGCTATGTCACCACCCACGCGGGCTGGGCGGTCCAGGCGGTGAAGTGACGCCTCGGCGCGGCGCCATCGCGGTACTGATACTCGCGGGAGCGCTGGGATGCGGCGTGCGTCAGACCTATTACCAGAATGAGCCGGCGCGCGGATGGTGCGTGGTGACACGAGTCTCCGGCTACTTCTGGGAGCCCATCGCAATCAATCACACCTGCCGCGACGCAAGCGGACACTACACCCAGAAGCTGGGCACGATGTCGGCGAGCATCCCGGGCCTGAGCGGCCTGGCAAGCGAAGTTGGACCGACGATGCCTATTACTCCGACGCCGTAGGCCCCGCATGAATGATACGCAGATCCTAACTTTTATCGCGGCCCACCTCTTTGAGCTGCTGAACCTCTTTATTTGGTTGATCGTCTGGCTCGTGGGCCAGACGATCGCAAAGAAGAAGGATCTGCAACCGCTGCAAGAGCGGCTGCACGAGTTGGAGCTACGCTTCGAGGCCGCTCCCGGGTGGCCCACCGCACGGGCATTGGATCGCCAGCTCGCGGAATTGTCGGCTGAGACTCGGGCGATGCGCGAGTCCGTGGTGTTGCTCAAGCACGCGATTGAGATGATTCAGAATCACTTGCTGGAAAGCGCGCGGCAATGAATTTCAGCGAGCGCATGACCCAAGATCGGCGCCTCATGATTCTGCGGCTGCTGGCCGAGTCGGATGACCACGCGGCGACCGAGCCGCTCCTCTGGAACGCGCTCAGCCGGGCCAGGGCGACCCTGGACCAGATCCGGGGGGACATCGCGTGGCTGCGCGAGCAGGAGCTCGTCAGGACCGATGAGATAGCGGGTATCCAGGTCGCGATAGCAACGCAGCGGGGGCTCGACGTGGCCGCTGGGCGAGCGAGCGTGCCGGGCGTACGGCGCCCATTCCTCGAGGACTGAGCGGTGACCATCGCGCAAAGGCAGCGCGAGATAACACGCCTGCGCACCGAGATTGGATGGGCGCGCACCCTGCACGATCACGGCGGTCCGAACTGCGAGCAGAAAGTTCTGGAGCTGCAGCGCGAGCTGCGCGAGATCGAGACGATCGAGCCAAGCGATGCGCAAATCAAAGGTTAAGCGGCTGCCGGCACCGCTGCGCGAGGCGCTGGAAAGCCTGTGGCGCGAGGGGCGCTACACGCTCGATGAGCTGCTGAACCGCTTGCGCGAGATGGCACCGGCGGTCGGCGCGCGCCCGGAAGAACTTCCCTCGCGCAGCGGACTGCACTCGTATTTGCAGCATTTCGAGAAAAAATTGGCGCGCTACCGCGAAGCCCAGCAGGTAGCGGGCATGTGGGTCGCGAAGCTTGGCGAGGACCCACAGGGCGACGTGGGACGACTGTTGGCCGAAATGCTCAAGTCGATCGCGCTGCAGACGATGGACGCGGCGGGCGAGAGCGGCGAGCCCACGGGCGCGCAGGATCTGATGCTGTTGTCGGCGGCGCTCAAGAACCTGGCCGCCGCCGAAAAAACCTGGGCGGACCGGGAATTGAGGATACGCAAGGAGCTGGCCGCGCAGGTCGAACAGGTAATCGAGCAGGAAAAGCGGCCTGGCGGCGGCTTGTCGGAAGATGCCGCGGCACGGATCCGCGCCGCGCTGTTGGGAGGCGAGAAGTGATGAACCCAGGAGAAGAAGTGAGACTGCCCACCATCGGCCAGATCGTAGTGTTCGTGCAGCCTGAGCACGAGCAACCCTTCAATGGGCACCGGGAGCACCCAGCAGTTGTTACCGCCGTATGGGCTGCCGACTGCGTCAACCTGAAAGTGCTCTTCGATTGCGGCCCGGTCGAGGATCGGACCTCTCAGCTTCGTGGCGAGAGCTGGGTCTGGCCCGTGGACGCCTGAAGAGTCGCTATGCCTGATAGCCTGGAGATCCTCTTGCCCTACCAGCGCGATTGGATCGCCGATCGCGCGCCGGTGAAGGTGTACGAAAAGTCGCGCCGCATCGGCATCTCCTGGACCGAGGCCGCGGATTGCGCGCTGAGCGCCGGCACGGCAGGCGTGGCGGGACAGGATGTTTCCTACGTCGGCTACAACCGCGAGATGGCGCGGGAGTTTATCGACGATTGCGCGTTTTGGGCGCGCCGGATTCACCGCGCAGCCGTCGAAATCAACGAAGAGCTCATCCAGGACGAGGGACGCGACATACTGGCATACCGGATCGATTTCGCCTCCGGGCACAAGATCCAAGCGCTGTCGTCGCGGCCGAGCAACCTGCGGGGACGCGAGGGAATCGCGGTGATCGATGAAGCCGCGTTCCACGACGATTTGCCCGAACTGCTCAAAGCGGCCCTCGCGTTTCTGATCTGGGGCGGATGCGTTCGGGTCATCTCGACCCACAACGGTGCCGACAACCCATTTGCGGAGCTGGTCGCCGACATCCGCGCCGGACGCAAGTCCTACTCGCTGCATCGGACGGACTTCGACGAAGCACTGGCCGCGGGCCTCTATCGCAAGATCTGCGAGCGCAAGGGTGACCTCTGGACGCTCGACGGCGAGCGCGCCTGGCGCGCCGAGATCATCGCGCTGTACCGCGACAACGTTGACGAGGAGCTGTTCTGTATTCCGCGGCGGGGGGGAGGCGCATATCTGCCGTCGCTCCTGATCGAGTCGCGGATGCGCGCGGAGATCCCGGTCATCCGCTGGGATTTCCCCCAGGATTTGATGTTCGACGACGAGGTAGCGCGCCGGCGCGCCGCCGAGGACTTTTGCGACGAGCATCTGGCGCCGGTTTTGCCGCGGCTCAATGACCAGCTGATCAGCGTGTTCGGCGAAGACTTCGGCCGCACCGGCGACTTGACCGTCATATGGCCGCTGCAGCTCGGCGCGGGGCTGACACGACGCACGCCATTTGTCGTCGAGCTGCGCGGCGTCCCGTTCGAGCAGCAGCGCCAGCTCCTGTTCTTCATCGTCGATCGATTGCCGCGATTCGTGGCCGGCGCGATGGATGCGCGCGGCAACGGGCAGTACCTGGCCGAGCAGGCGGCGCTCAAATACGGCGCGTGCGTGGAGCAGGTGATGCTGTCCGCGGGTTGGTATCGGGACAATATGCCGCGCTACAAGGCGGCTTTCGAGGACGGCACGATTGAGCTCCCCAAAGACGCGGACATCCTGGGGGACCATCGGATGCTGGTGATGGATCGGGGCATCGCCCACATTCCGGATCGCCGGGAGCGCGGCAGCACCGGGATGCGCCACGGCGACTCGGCGATCGCCGGCGCGCTCGCCTGGTACGCGAGCACGCTCGACCCTCCGACCTGCCGCGGTTTTATTCCGGTCGCGCGCATTCGACCTTTCACGGAGAGGCCGAGCGACGACACGCTGGATCGCGGCGCGCAGGGAATCCGGCGCCGCCGCTTTCGAGCTTACTGAGGAGATTCTGCGATGGCCGAGCTGCAAAGCCTGCTGGGACGCCTGGAGGACGCGCGCATTCGACTGCAACGGATGCGCGATCAGCGCGAGAAACTGGCGGCAGCGATCGCCGAGGGTGAGCGCCAGGTCAAGGCGATTCTCGCCGATGTCCAGCTCGAAGCGCTGGGCAGTAAGCCGGCGGCTGGCCGCGTTCGGCACCGCACCGGGGAGATGCGCGAGGGCGTGATCCATCTGTTGATGGCCGAGGATGCGATGCGCGTGCCGGAGATCGCGGCGCGGATGAGCGCCACGACGGCGAGTGTCTACGCGTGCCTGGCGGCGCTCAAGAAAGAGGGCATCGTCGTCGCCCTGGAGGACCATCACTTTGGCCTGACCTTCGAGGAGCGCGATCGGCGCCGAATCGCCGGCGCGGGAGAATCGCATGCCGCTGTATGACGCATATGGGCGTCCCGTCGATACCCAGGCGCTGCGCGGCGAGCAGGCCGCGCCGACCGTCGCGGGCATCCGCAATATTTATTCTGTCGTGCACCCGAGTCAGAACCTCTCGCCAGAGCGGTTGGTCGCGGTGTTGCGTACGGCGGAGATGGGCGATCCGTGGCTGTACCTCGAGCTGGCCGAGGACATGGAAGAGAAGGACCTCCATTACCTGAGCGTGCTCTCTACGCGCAAGCACGCGGTGGCCCAGCTCGAGTTGAGCGTGCAGGCGGCCTCCGAGGATCCCGCCGATATCGCGGACGCGGATTTCGTGCGCGAGGCGCTGTTGGAGGGTCCGCTGGACCTGCGCACTGCTCTTTTCGACATCCTCGATGCGATCGGCAAGGGCTTCAGCGTAACTGAAATCAGCTGGGACACGGGAGGCCGCGAATGGATCCCCGTGCAACTTACCTGGCGCGATCCGCGCTGGTTCATGTTCGACTGGGTATCGGGTGAGCAATTGCTCGTACGCACGCTCTCGAGCGACGGCACGCCACTTCCCGCGGCGACGGCCAACAGCACTTCGAGCGGCGGATCGCACCTGGCGTCGATCGCGCCGAACCTCTCGATGACGCGCACTGGGGCGGAGATCGGCATACAACCGGCGACCGCCCCGCTGCGACCATTCAAGTTCATCACGCATCTGGGACGCGCGAAATCGGGGCTCCCGATTCGCGGGGGCATCGCAAGATTGGCGGCCTGGGCGTACCTGTTCAAGACCTATGTGCTCAAGGACTGGGTCGCGTTCGGCGAGACTTACGGGCAGCCCCTGCGCGTGGGCAAGTACGGGCCGGGGGCCAGCGAGCAGGACAAGCAGGCGCTGCTCCAGGCGGTGGCCAGTATCGGCGCCGACGCGACCGCGATAATTCCGCAGAGCATGGTGATCGAGTTCATCGAAGCGAAGGTCACCGGCTCGATCGATCTATATGAGAAACTGTGCGATTGGCTGGACCGGCAGACCAGCAAGGGCGTGCTCGGGCAGACGCTGACCACCGAATTGCCCAAGGGGGGCGGCTCGCGGGCGGCGGCCGAGGTGCATGACGCCGTGCGGCGCGATATCGCGGCCGACGACGCCCAGCGGCTGTGCGGGTCGCTCAATCGCGACCTGGTAAAGCCGCTGATCGATCTGAATCGCGGGCCGCGCGCCCGTTACCCCAAAATCATGCTGGGATTCCCCAGCGATGAAGATCTGGAGACCCTGAGCGCCGCGATTACACCATTTATCGACAGGGGTCTGCCGGTCGAGCAACGCGAAGTGCTCAAGAAATTTGGCTTGTCGCTGCCAGCGGCGGGCGCGCCGATTCTGCATCCGGCGGAGAAAATCCAGGGTCAGGATGCGGGCAGCGCGCCACAACCAGCATCTGAGGTCGGCGATATCGGCGCGGCTCCATTCACCGAGGTGACCGCGGCGCGCAAGGGCAAGGGCAACGGCAAGAGCGATACGCCGGCGCTGGACGCGATCGATCGGTTCTGCGCGCGGTTGCGGGACGAGTCCGATCCAGCGATGGCGCCGATTATCCGGCCGCTGCTGGCCGAGATGCGCCAGGCGCGCGGTTATGAGGATCTCAAGCGCCGGATGGTGCGGGCGGTGGCGGCGATGGATCCGGGCAAGTTTGAGGAGCTGATGGCGCGGGCGGGATTCGCGCTGAACGTCGCCGGGAATCTGGGCCTCAGCGTCGCGCAGGACGCGCCGCGCCGGCGCCGGGCAACTAGGATAGCGGGCCGGGAATAAAAACGGCCGTACGGGCCATGAACGAAGCGCTAGCGCTTTGTTTGGATGACGGGAGGATGGGTGATGAGGAAATGCAGCGGGTGCGATGCTCAGTTCGAGCCGAAACGCAAAGATCAGAAGTATCACAGCACGCCGTGCCGCCGGGACCATCAGAACCAGGTCGCCAGGCGCGCACTGGCGCGCACCACGAAGGCGCGCGCGCGGCGCCTATCCTTCGAGCCGGTGGTCAAGCGATGCGCGGTACGCGGATGTCGGGCGATCTTTCTGCCGGCGATCGACGCGACCGGGGCCGACGCAGCGCTCTGATTCAGCCATCGGCGGTCCGAAGATGCGCGTGCGCTTTTCGCCCTATCTAATGATGGGACGAGAAATGCGTCGGCCGTCGCGCAATTGAATCCGCGCCAGGAGATAGAGCTGGGGCGAATCCGGGACGTGCTGCGCGGGGCCTGCGAAATATGGCACGGCGCGCCCTGCGAACATCAGGGGTGCGCCTCGTGAGGACGCGGGTCGAGCCACTGACCGAGGAGTGGCTGAGATCAGTCGGATTCAAGTGGCATCAACTGGAGCGGCAGCCCGAAAAGCATTGGCTGTTGTGGCTCGGCGACTGCCTCGGAGGGGGTCTGACGAGCTATGAGGACCTGGGCGTCGAGGTCGCGTACGGCTCCTATGATCGCGCGACCAGGACTCGCGATCATTGGTTCTGTTGGCTGCGGGGCGACTCAGCCGGCCTGTACCACCGGTTCATCCATGTCCGCGCCCTGTACTATCGCGAGGAGCTGATCGACCTGGTCGAGGGGCTCACCGGCCACGTGTGGGACCCGACCAATCATCTATATGGCAGTATCCGGACCGCGCGCGCCGCGGAGCATATCCGGCGCGAGGACGAGCGCCTGGATCGGCAAATGATGCGCGAGCGCCCCTGGGCGCAGATCGAAAGAGACGAGTCGCGCGGACGCGCGCTGCCCGAGCATAAGGAAGCCGTCGAAGGAAAAAGCAAATGAGCGAGCCGAAGCTGATCGATGTCGGAGGCGGCCTGCATATAGTAGATGACGCCGAGGCCCGAAACGGTCCCGAAACGGAACCGTTTGGACCGCGCCGGGATCCTGCGAGCGAGGAGCTGCGCGAGATCGGCGCCGAGCTGCGCAAGCCGGTAACGGCGCAGCGGCGGGACTATCCCAACCTGATGCTGGCGATCGGCTTGGAGGCGCTGTACCGGCAGACGCAGGAACATATCGCGCGGCAGGGTCATATTCTCTCGCGCAAGGAGTTCATGGCGCTGGGCTTCTCGCTCCTGGTGCCCGCCCCCACCCTCCTGCAGCTCATGCAGCGGGGGCTGCCGTTCATGCTGGTGCAGCAGCCGCAACCGCCGGGTCAGGTCCCGCGCAATCCGCTGAGTATCATCAAGCGTGGCTGATTATCGCGGCAATAACGCGGCGGACTTCGACTTCGCGGCGTTGCCGCCGGAAGAGGCGGTCGAGTTTTTCCGCAAGAAGGGCTACCAGGTCGGTTTCGATTGGCGCGACGTCTGGCAGCAGGAGCATCAGCGGGCCTTCACGGTCGCCAAGGCGATGACGGTCGATCTCCTGCAGGATATCCGCGCGGTGGTCGACAAGGCGATCGCCGAGGGGATCGACTTCCAGGATTTCCGCGAGAATCTGGAGCCGATCCTGCGTGCCCGCGGATGGTGGGGGCGCCAGGAGATGGTCGATCCGCTGACCGGAAAGAAGCGGGACGTGCAGCTCGGATCCGCGCGCCGATTGCAGATCATCTATGACACGAACCTGCGCACGAGCCTCGCGGCCGGCCATTGGCAGCAGATCCAGCGTACCAAGAAAGACCTACCGTACCTGCGCTACGTCGACCCGGATCCGAATCCGCGGCCGCAACATCTGGATTGGAGCGGCACGATCCTGCCGGTCGATGATCCCTGGTGGTCGGCGCACTATCCGCCCAACGGCTACAACTGCAAGTGCTACGCCGACGCGCTCTCCGACGATGACCTGGAGCGCTACGGCTTTGAGCGCAGCCCGGCCGCGCCGCCTTCGCCGACGCACACGTACACCAATCCGCGCACGGGGCAGAGCTACGAGGTGCCTGATGGGGTAGCGCCGGAGTTCGCATACAATGTGGGCGAGACGGGAATCGTCGAGCCGGCGGAGCAGATGCTGGAAGCGAAGCTCGCCGCCGCAGACCCGGATATCGCGCATGCGGTGCGAGAGATGGTCGCGCCGAGCGCGGCGCTGCCCGATGATGCGATCGCGCGCAAGCTGGCGCGGCGTCCCGAAGCTCACCGGATCATGCAACGCGTACCGGCGCGCGAATGGCGCGCGGCGTGGGATTACTGCACCGACTCCGACCCTATCAACGACCCGTGGCGGCGGCATGGAGAGCTAACACCGCAGGCGAAGGACCTGCTCGCGCTGATGGGCAAGTTGCCGCGATTCAGCGGAGTTACCTGGCGCGGGGAAGAGCGCGCCTTGACGCCGGGCTTGATCGCAGATCTCACACCGGGAAGCGCTGTGACGCCGCAGGCCTTCTGGAGCACCAGCCGGAGCCGCTATCGGGGTCGCCGGTTTGCCGGGGCCGAGGGCATCCTCTACGAACTGCACGGGATCCGCGGGCGCCAGATAGAAGCACTGTCGCCGTTCCCGCGGCAGAAGGAGGTCCTCTTTGACCCGTGGGCTCGCTTCGAGGTAATATCAGCTAATCGCGAGGGGAAAATCCTCCATGTCGTTATCAAAGAAAAGCCCTGATGCGCGCGCCCGCGAAGCGTCTCCCAACGAACCGCCCATCTGGCCTCGCGGTAGCGTCGGTCTCGTGCCAGTCGGTAAAGCGCCGAAAGTAACCCCGGAGGTTGCCGAGGAGCTGCTCGCGCTAGGTATCCGCGTGCCGCCAGATCGCATCGCGCCGCGCTAGTCCAATCAGCGGACAAATGTCCGCCCTACCGGAAAGGTCTGATGTCGCGCACAATGCGCGGCGATGGCCACCGTTCCGACTCGCACGCAGGATAGACTGCCTGATTCGGCGTTCGCTTATATAGCGCCCGGCGGCCGCAAGGACTCGACTGGGCGCACGGTCCCCCGCTCCAAACGCCATCTGCTGATCGACGACGCCGCTCATGTGCGCGACGCGGCCGCTCGCTTCAATCAGACCCAGTTTCATTCGCTGGCCGCCAAGCGCGCCGCGTGGCTCAAGATCGAGCGGGCGGCCGGCAAGTTCGGGATCAAGCTGACCAAGCGCTTGGGCGCGAACGGTCAATTAATCGATCGCAAGGTCGAACGCGCTGCTTCGGACAACGTAATTACTTCCGCGTACAGCGTCGTGATCGAGGGCAATCCGCCGGAGTGGGTCGAGCTGCTGCCCTGCAACGGGAAGCCGTTCAAGGCCAGCGACGGAAGGGGACCGTTCACCCTCTCGGACCCGATGGCGGTCATCAAAGCCAGTCTGAGTGCCGCGGCGGGTGAATGCCTGCCGATCGATTACGACCATGCGACCGATTTCGCGGCTCCCGAGGGGCGGCCGGCGCCGGCCGCAGGGTGGATCCGCGAGTTGGCCGTGCGCGACGGCGCCATCTGGGGGCGCGTCGAATGGACGGAGCGCGGTGCGCAGTCCGTATCCGCGAAAGAGTATCGATTCATATCGCCGGTGTTCGACGTGGCGCAGGATGTTGCGTCGGATGACGTGCGGGGTGAGATCACCCTGATTCGTCGCGCCGCCCTGACGAACAATCCGGCGTTGGAGCTTACCGCAGTCGCCAGCAAGAGGAGTTTCGCGATGGCCAAGAAGAGCAAGATTGACGCCCTGGTCGAGCAGATCCAGGAAGCGGCCGATGAAACCGGGCTGCCGGTCGATACGCTGCTGGAAGGTATAAGCCACAAGCTGGGCGGCGATCTGACGGATCCCGATGGCGGCGGCGAGAATGACGAGCCGGCCGACGATCCGGCCGATGAGGGTGCCGCGGGCGGCGGCGATCCCGCCGGCGCGGCACCCGACGATGACGATGAAGAAGCGATGGCGCGGGAGCGCCATCGGGAGGCCGCGGCGACCCGCGAGCGCGACGGAATCGTCGAGGCGCCGGCCGAGCGGATGGAGCGGGAGACGGCCGAGCAGGAAGAGTTGGCCGCGGCGCGCAAGTCGAAGAAAGCCCGGGAGGACGAGCGGCGCGCCGGGCGCCTATCGAATGCCGAGCGCGACGCGCGCCGGGCTGGGGACCGGAACCCGCGCGAGGACGCTCTGCGCGATATCCATCGGACCTCCGCGCGGGCGATCGCGAGCCATCCCACGGTGCTCAAGATGGCGCGTGAGCTGCGCGATCTGCAGCTCGAGCGCGCCCGAGAAAAAGCGACTACCGCGGTCACCGCAGCCATTCGCGAGCGGCGCCTGCCCCCGAGCCAGCGCGACTGGGCGATCGCGTACGCAATGGAATCGCCGGCCGGGTTCCAGAAATTCATCAAGTCGATGCCGGTGATGATCGACGATGCGCCGGCCGCGGCGGGCTCTCCGCAGCAGGGTGTAACGCTGTCGCGTAGCGAGTTGGCCGTCTGCTCGGCCCTGAAGCTCGACCCCAAGCAGTTCGCCCAGCGGCGCAGCGTCGCGATGGCGCGCGAGCTCGGCGCGTAAGCGGCAATTTAAATCGGTCCATAACCGAGAGGGATTTCGATGGCTCTTCTGACTTCGCAACGAAACACCGAAATGCTGGGCGACCGGCGCATGTTCAACTATCCGGTCGAGGCGAACACGAATGTCTACCTCGGCGCGATGGTTGCCCTGGACGCAAACGGCAACGCGGTGCCGGCGCAGCCCTTTGGCGCCGCGCCGCTCAGCGCATTGACCGTGGTGGGGCGCGCGGACCGGCTCGTGGGCGGTGTCCCCGGCCAGGACGCGCTGAACAATCCCGGCGTGGCTGGCGCGATCAGCGTGACGGTGCGCCGAGGCGTTTTCAAATACGACAACGACGGCTCGATCGCGCAGGCCCAGGTGGGGGCGAAGTGCTTCGCGCTCGATGACCATACCGTGGGCGCCAGCGACGGATCGGGCGCCACCGTGGTGCCGAACACCACCGAGATTACCTTTCCCGCGGCCGCGCCCCTGCTGGTGGTGCTGGGCGGCGAGAATATCGTCAAGGGATCGGTGATCGCGACGAGCCTGTCCGGCGGCGCCGGCACCGTGTATGTCGAGGGCACTGATTACCTGATCGACTATCAGGCAGGACTGATCACGGCGCGCGCCGGGGGCGGAATCGCCGCCAGCGCCAACGTGTACATCACCTACAAGTACGGCGCACCGACTCGGCCCGTGGTCGGCCGCGTGGTGCAGCTCGACACTGACGGGGTCTGGGTGGACTTCGAGGACCAAGGCGCACAGGCCGTTTGATCGCCTTGAGCGGTCCAATCTAACAGAGGACTAGACATGGAACTATCGGCTGCGAATCTGAACACGCTCTTTACCGGGTTTGACATGGTGTTCCAGCGCTCGTTCGAGGCGGCGCCGAGCTACTATGAGCAGATCTCGACGGTCGCAAAAAGCTCGACCAAGATCGGCTCGTATCCCTTCATGGGGCGCACCACCGCGTTTCGCCGATGGCTGGGCGAGCGCGTGATTCAGAACCTGGAAGCCCACAACTACACGCTGATCAATGAGCACTTCGAGGACACTATCGGAATCGATGTCGACGACATCGAGGACGATCAGTATGGGGTGTACGAGCCGTCGATCGCTCAGCTCGGCATGGATGCCAAGGTCCATCCGGATACCCTGATCTTCGGACTGCTCAAGAACGCGGTCGCGACTATCGACAATCCCTCGGCTGCCGGCGCCGTAGTGGGCTACGACGGCAAGACGTTCTTCAGCGCGGCCCATCCGGTGGGCAAAGCCGGAGCTACCACCGGCATCGCCAACGTGAATACGAGCGGCACCGGCGCGTACTGGTTCCTGGTGGACGGCGGCCGGCCGCTGCGGCCACTCATCTGGCAGTTGCGCAAGCCGTACACCCTGGTGCGGATGAACGCCCTGACCGACGAGGAAGTCTTCAAGGAGCGGATGTTCCGGATCGGGGTCGACGGTCGAGGCGCCGCGGGGGTGGGTCTGTGGCAGCTCGCATACGCGAGCAACACGGATCTGAGCAATCCCAGCAACTTCGGAGCCGCGATCGCCGCGATCCGCAGTATCACGACCGACGCGGGGCTACCCTTTGGCGGATGGTCCTCGCCGGCAAACAAGAAATTCCTGTGCGTGCCGCCCTCCCTGGAGGAAGTGGCGCGCCAACTGCTCCATTCGGACTTCGGTGCGATTTCGGGCGCCGCCGGTGCGGTGGCCGGAGTGCCCGGCACCAACATCTGGAAGTCCGAATGCACGCTGCTCATCAGCGAGTATCTGGCCTGATTCGAAATGAAGTAATCGCGCCGCGGGCCATCCCCCGCGGCGCGTGGCTCAAAGGCACAGCGAACCGAGACGCGAGCGAGAAGTAGAGCAATGGGTTGGGTAGCGGGGGTGCCCGCGCAATAAGCGCGGTGAAAAAGTGATCTACGCGCAGCCATCGGACATGGAAGCCCGCTACCCAGCTCGCGATCTCATCCAGATCACCGACCCCGCCGGCCACGCGATTCAGATCGCGGCGCTGACCCAGGCGCTAACCGACGCGTCGGCCGAGATCGACGGCTATATCGAAAGCCGCTTCGCGTTGCCGCTGAGCGATCCGCCCGCCGTGCTGAACCGGTTGGCTTGCGATATCGCCATGTACCGCCTCCAGGCGCTGCGCCCCCTGCATAATATCGAGGACGCGCGGCAACGGTACGAGGACGCCGTCAAAGTGCTGGAGCAGGTCGCGCAGGGTAAGGTCACGCTGGGACTGTCCAGTGACGGGATCGAGCCGCCGATCGCGCAGGCTGTCGAAATGACCGAGGGCCCGCGCAAGATGTTCACGCGGCGGCGGTTGCGAGGCTACTGATGAGCGCCGGCATCCAACTCAAGGTCGATATCGACGATCAGGAGCTGCGCACCGCCCTGCGCAAGGTCGCGCATCGGGTGACCGGCCTGCGTCCCGCATTCGAGTCGATCGGACAGACATTGCTCACGGCCACGCGCCGGCGCTTCGAGACGCAATCCGGTCCTGACGGCCGCGCGTGGAAAGCACTGGCGCCGTCCACAATTGCAGCCCGACAGCGGCGCAACCGGCGCGGCAGTAAGCGCAAGGCCGCCATGGCGGCACTCTCAGGCGACAACGGATTGCGAATCCTCTTTGTGACCGGGCGTCTGCTCGGGTCGCTTACCTACAAGGCCACCGAGCGTGCGGTCGCCGTGGGCACCAACGCGAAATTTCCCGGCGGCAATTACTCCCGTGCGGCGATCCATCAGCTAGGCGGCGAGCCCGGCATGGCACCAGGCCCAGCGGCCATACCGGCGCGGCCGTTCCTGGGAGTCAATAGCGCGGATCAGCGCGTGATCGCGCGGCTGCTGATGCGCCATATGGAGGCCGTCTGATGGCGGTCCAACTCGATACGCCCTGGGCGGGTACGACATACAACCCGCCGGCGCCGGCGGGGATCGCCGCGATCGAGGCCGCGATTGTCGCGCAGCTCAAGGCGTCATTCGCGACGGTCGCCGGCATGGGCGGGATCGATATCGAGCATTTCCCGGATGCGCCGCAAAAGTACCGGGCGGTCAGTCAGCTCGGGACCGTGCTCGTGGTTTACCGCGATGATGACTACAAGGACCCAGAGCCGACCGACCGGATCGTGCAGGAGCGCGTGCTGCAATTCGAGATCGACGTCATCTCGCGATCGCTGGGATGGGCATACGCCAGCGGCGATCCCAGCGGTCCGGGCGCGTATCAGATGCTGGGTCAGATCCGCCAGGCGCTGATGGGCTATGCGATTCCCGGGTGCAAGAAGATGTACCCGCGCCGCACCCGCTTCGTCGAAGATGCAGAGGGCGTCAATTACATCTACGCGATGGACTGGGAGATTCCGACCATGGCGGTCGAAGTCTCTACCGTCGATAACTATCCGGTCCTGACCAAGGTGATGGCCCTGGAGGAGAACGCGCAGACCACGATTTCCGTGCCTGCGATCGACTATACCTTCAATGCGCAGGACCAGATTCAGCTCCCGGACCAGAATATCTCAAGCGTCGTAGTCAAGAGCCAGGACGGCTCGATCACTTATTCGCTGAATATCGATTATTCCGTCGATGCGGTCAACGGCGTCATCACCAACCTCGGGGGCGCCAGCCTCATTCCGGCCGGCGCGACGGTGTCGGTCGGCTACTCGAAGGCGGACGTCGTAACGGCGATAGCCGGAGGAGGGAACGCGCCGACATGGCCGACCAACTGACAGTGACGGTGCAATTCTCGGAGGATGGTACGCTTTACTACGTGCCCTCGATGGCCGCGAAGCATGCGTGGCTATCGGTCAAGCGGTACGAGGACCGTGCCGCCGTGCCAGCATCCGTGATGCCTTTCTCCGGACTCTGCCGATGTGCCGCTGGTTACTATCGCACCTTTCTGAACCAGAGTTATTTCGCCGTGCGCCTGGGCAAGAGCGAACCGCGCGCGGCCGGCGATCCAATGGTGATGGATTATCGCGACGCGAAGGCCGAGACCCCCGCGGTCGCGCAAGCCAAGCAAGTGTCGCCTCGCGCGAGAGGCGGAAGGAAGTAACCCGTGGCTGCATTTTTTCACGGCGTCTCGATAAACGAGTCCAATATCGGGCCACAGCCGGTCCGTACCACCCCATCGGCGGTGATCGGCCTGGTGGGATCGGCCCCGAGCTGGCTGGTCGCGTCGCCCGCAGTCGCGGCGCCGCTAAACACGCCCACCCTGGTCTCCTCCCAGGTTGATGCGGCGAAATTCGGGCCATTGATTCAGGGGTACTCGATCCCCTACGCCCTGGCGGCGATTCAGCAGCAGAACCTCGGGAAAGGCTTCGGTCAGGTGATCGTGGTCAACGTGTTCAACCCGGCCACGCACAACACGGCTGTAGTGGCCACCGCATTCGCAATGCCGGCCAGCGGCCCGCAGGTCGTCAACCTGGGTCACATGGGGATCCTCGGCCCCGGGCTGCCGGGATTCACCGGCGCGACCACCGTGGTGGTGACCAACTCCGCCGCTACGACCACCTATGTCGAGGGCACTGATTACGCGGTCGATTACATCAACGGCCTGGTGACCGGCAAGAGCGGGGGGTCCATTACCGCGGGCGAGGCGCTGAAGATCGCATTCAGTTACTGCGACCCCAGCAAGGTGGCGGACCCGGACATCATCGGCGCGGTGACCGGCGGCGCGTACACCGGCCTGCAGGCGCTCCAGCTCGCCTACGGCACGATCGGCTTTTTCCCGTCGATGCTGGTCGCGCCGGGTTATTCCAAGGATGAAACCGTCGCGGCCGCGATGGACTCCCTGTCGTATAAGATCTACGCCAGAGCGCTGGTGGACGGCGTGCCCGCGACCACCGTTGCTGCGACGATCGCCAATCGCGGCACGGTGGGCAACGTCTTCGACACCAGCAGTAAGCGCACGGTGCTGTGCGCACCAGGCGCCGATTTTACGGATACCGGGATCATCCCCACCGGGGTCACCGTCTCTGCCGCGGGGACCGCGGCGCAGAACAGCGCGAACGTGACTGCCGACTCGCCGTTCTCGCAATGGGTAGCAGGCGTTTGGGCCGCGGCCATCCTGCAATACGGCTTTTGGGAGTCGCCGTCGAACAAGGCGATCATCGGGGTAATCGGACCGGACGTGGCGATGTACGCCTCTCCTTTCGACGCCGGCGCCGACACCAACACGTTGAACGCGCAGGGAATTGTGACCATCTTCGACGCTTTCGGAACCGGGAACCGTGTCTGGGGGAACCGCAGCGCGGCGTACCCGACCAGCACCGCGCCCGATAATTTCGTCGCCATCCGCATGGCGATGGACGTGATCGAGCAGACGGTGCAGCTCACGTCGATGCAATACCTGGACGGACCGATCACCAATGCCGACATCACCACCGTGCTGCAGGCGGTCAATTCGTATTTGCGATCGCTGGTGCAGCAGGGCGGCTTGGTCGGCAATCCGCAAGCGACCTTCAACCCGGCCGAGAATCCCGCCAGTCAGCTCGCCGCTGGCCAACTCGTGCTCGACCTGGACGTGATGCCGCCGCCCCCCATGGAGCGGCTGACCTGGAACGTGATGATCGACACCAGCCAGCTCGCCAGTCTGACCGCTTCCCAGAGCGCCCAGGCCTCCGGGGTGATCGCCAGCTGAGCGCAGAGCTTTAACGCGGACCCGTAAGGAGAGAGAGCCGATGCCCGACATTCAAGTGAACTCGCTCAATAATTGCGCGGTGTACATCGATGGGATCGGCTATATCGGTCGCGCCAGCGAGGTCGATGTCGCCCATCCCAAACAGGTGATGACCGATTACAAGGGCGCCGGCATGGTCGGCAAACTCGAGCTGTGGGCCGGGGTGGACAAGCTCGAGTCGCGCATCAAGTGGGCGAGTTTCGACACCACGGCATTGCTCGCGGCCAGCGACTTCACCGTCGCGCATATGTTCCAGGTACGCGGCAACTTGCAGCAATACAACTCGCTGGGCCTGGCGGCCGAATTGCCCGTGGTCTACCTGATGACCGGAGTCTTCAAGGACGGCGGCAAGGCCGCGTTCAAGCACCAGGAACAAGTCGAGACCGAATCGACGATCAGCGTCTATCACACCGAGCTGTGGGTGGCCGGCATCCAGATCTTCTTGTACGACGTGTACTCCAACACCTACATGGTCGGCGGTATCGACAAGCTTGCCGCGATGAAAGCCAACCTCGGCCTGATCTAACTCGGGCCGCGAGAAGGGAGCGTAATCCGTAAATGGCCGAGCAACTGACGGTGAATGGAGTGCCAGTCCAGCGCGCGGCGCAATGGACTGCCGACCGCACTATCACGCTGCCGAGCGGCGCGAGCGCCGAGATCCGCAAGGGCAAAGGCCGCGACCTGCGGCGCGTGATGACGCGCCTGGCCGCGGCCGCGGGCAGAGAGGAGGACAGCGCCGGCGCCGACGCGGTCTTTGGGTTGATCGCCGAGCTGGTGCGCGTCGAAGGTGCCCCGATCATGCTCGAGGACCTGGAGGAGATGGAGCTGGCGGACGTGTTCATGCTCCAGAATGAGGTAGTTGGCCGAAATTTTTCGCCTGCTCGGCGCCCGGTCTCCTCGCCCTCGTCGAGCGCGGGTTCTCCCTCGCGGAACTGAGCGAGATGGAGCTTGAGGAGATCGCGATGTGGCTGCGCACGTCGATGGCGGCCGAGGCCGCCAAGGCGCGCGCCATTCGCGACGCCGGGCGCGAGTAACGCAAACGCAACACGGGCGGACTAATTGATTATGACCAGAGTGTTTGTCGGCAATCTTTCCTACGACGCAGACGAGCATGATCTGCGCGGGCTGTTCAGCGCGGCCGGCGCGCTGGAGGGGATCGAGATCGTGCGCGATCGCCAGACTGGCAATTCACGCGGTTTCGGCTTCGTCTCCTTCATGATGTCGAGCGACGCCGAGCGGGCGGTCGAGGACCTCAATGGCCAGGATCTCAAGGGGCGCCCACTGCGCTTGGAGTTGGCCCGGGCCCGCGAGCCGCTGCGCGAGCGCCATGATCGCAGGGTGCATGAGACGGCGACCGCGACGCGCCGCCGCTGGTAAGGAGCAACTGAGGGTATCGCGGGATGTTCGGGAACCTGCTCAATTTCGCGTTGACGATCAAGGCGATCGACCAAGCCAGCCGCGTCATCAAGGGCGTGCAGGAGCACGTCGAGAACCTGAACGCGTCCGTCAAGGCGACGGGCGCGATGCGGGAATACGCGCAGAATCTGGCGATGGTGGGAGCGGGATTCGGCGCGGCCGGCGCCGCCGGCCTGTACGCGATCAAGGAAGCGATCGAGCCGTTGATGGAATTGGACGCCGCGCAGCGCCATCTGCTGACCGCGCTGCCCGCCGGCGCCGAAGGGATGCGCCAGATGCGCGCGGCGACCGAAGCGGCCGCGGCTGCGTCGATCAAGTTCAACGTCTCGCAGGAAGATTACCTGCAAAATGTCTATCTCGGCGTGTCCGCCGGGCTCTCATTCAATGCCGCGATCGCCAATGCCACCGACTCGATAGAAGTGGCGAAGGGCACGATGGGGGACGCGGCCGAAACCGGGCGCATCCTCGGTCAAGTGTACAACGATTTCGGCGACACGACGCGCGCGGCTGGGCCACAGGTGCAGCATTTCGCGGACGTGGTGGCGTATGCGGTGCGGCAGTTCGCGTTCAAGAATGTGGGCGAGTTCAACGAGGCGCTGAAGGAATCGATCGGCGCCGCAAAAGCCGCGGGGCTCTCTTTCGAGGAGACCACCGCGCTGGTCGCCGGTTTCCAAAAAGTGGGAATTACCGGCAGCGAGGCCGGTAGCGCGATCCAGGAGATGATGCAGGCTATCGCGCGAGGCGGATTCGAGAAATTGGGTGTGCCGCTTGAGCGCTTTAACAACGGCGCGATCGACGTTATCGGCACGCTGACCAACTTCAAGCGCGCCATGGGCGACGGGGTCATCACGGCGGAGCAATTTCAGCGCGTGTCCAAGGCGCTGGGCGTGCGCGGCTCGCGGTTGCTCACCCTGGACCCGGCGCAGCTCGCGGCGATGCATGATCTGCTGACGAGCAGCACGGTAGTGGGGGCTGCCGCCCAGGGCGCCCAGATTGTGAGCGCCGGCGCTATTGAACAGCTCGGGCGACTCAGCCAGGCGTGGACGCAACTGCGCGAGGCTTTTGGGCAGCCGATCTTCAATTCGATGGGGCCGTGGATCGCGGACCTGGTGGGCGCGGTCAAGTGGGTGATCCAGCTCGCGAAGGCGCATCCCGAGGTGGTCAAGATGGTTGCGCTGTTCACCGCGTTCGCCTCGGTGGCGGCGGTGCTGGTGGGGGGACTGTTGGTGGTGGGCGCTGCACTCGCCGCCGCCGCGAGCTTCGGGGTAGCACTCGGCCCAGCGATAGCGACAATCGCCACCATCGTGGTCGGGATCGGCGCGATCGGCACGGCGGCCGTGATGGTCGGCCCGCGGCTTTATCGCGCGTTCGAGGCCCAGATGAAACGGCTGGAGGCGCTGGGCTTCGGCAGCGGGACGGCGTTCGTCCTCGCGATCGCCCACGGAATTACTGCCGTGGGCGCCAAGGTATATGACGCTCTCGCGTCGGTGTTGCACGATGCGCGCAAACTGTTGCCATTTTCGCCAGCGAAGGAAGGCCCGCTGCGCGATCTCCATCGGGTGCGTATCGTGCAGACGATCGCAGAGCAGATTCGGCCCGCGCCGGCGGTCCTCGCGATGCGGCGGGTGGCCGCGGCCGTCGCTATCGCGGCGGTCCCGACCTTCGCCGCTGCTCCCACGTTCGCGCTGGGTACGGCGCCTCGCGCTGGCTCAGTCGCGGCCGCGGGCGGCGCAACGATGAACATTACGGTCAACGCGCCAGTGACTATTCATCACGCGGGCAGCGAGCAGGACCTGGGCCGGGCGCTGGAACAGCATCGGCGCAAGATCGCTCGCCTGGTCGCGGACGAAGTGGCCACGCGCAATCGGACGAGGTTCTAATGCACAGCGTAAGTCTGGAGCCGGGATACGGAGAGAGCGCGCGGGTCGATCGCACGCAAGAACCCGAACTGCGCCTGATGAGCGCCGTGTTGAAGGATGCCCTGGAGCATTACGCGCGCTCCCCACACGGCCCTGGGCGCAAGGCAGCGCTCGCGCGAGAGGCGCGCGCATGGGTCCGTGACGACAGCGATTCCCTCTTCGGCTTTCGGAGTGTCTGCGAGCATCTGGAGATCGACGCCGCCGCGCTGCGCGCGGCGCTTGCGGAGCGCGAGGCTGCGCGCGTGGAGGGCTCCCTCTGATGTTCGCGCAGCTCGGCGATATTACCTTCGAGGTCCTCGGCTCGCCGGAATCGATGCGGATCACGCGCGGCTGGCGTTACCCCGAGCATCCCGTTATCGACGGGCTGCCCAAGCTGCAAGCGGTCGGCGCTGCGCTCGACCAGATTGAGCTGGACCTGCGATTGCACGCGAGCATCGCGCCGCCGGCGGCGCAGCGCGACGCGATCTACGCGATGGCGGATCAGCAGGTGGCCGCGCCGCTGGTTTTCGGCAGCGGAGTCCATCGCGGCTACTTCGTCGTCACCGACGCGACCGAGGCGACCGCGCTAACCACCGACAGCGGCGACCCGATCGCGATCGAGATGCATCTGACGCTGAAGGAGTGGTCGCCCGGCGCGGCGCTGAATCCGAACGCGCCGCCCAAGCCGGCGACCGCGCCCCCCGCGATTATCCAGGGTGCCGCGCCAGGCGCGACGAGCACGCGCTCCGCGGCGGGCGCCGGGACCTCGGCCCTGATGAGCCTGGGCAGCGCGGTGCCCTCGATTCCGGCGACCTCAAACCCGGCGTCGGTGCCGTTAACGACGATCGTCAGGAGCGATAGCTGATGGCTGCTTCCGCGCCATACATGATGCACGCCGCGCTGGGCGGCGAGCGATGGGATCAGATCGCGTGGACATATTACGGCGATCCCACGCTGATTAGTCCGATCATCATGGCGAATCCGAGCGTGCCGATCGTCGCGGCGCTCGACCCGGGGACGCAAATCATGGTGCCGCTCCTGGAGCAATCGCAGCCCGTCGCGAGCGAACTGCCCCCGTGGGAGACCCTCTGATGGCGGCGCTGGCGACAATACCGGTGCGCCGCCCGCGATGGCATCTCAGCTATCAGGGGATGGCGATCACCACGCGGATTGAATCGATGGTGCGGTCGGTCAAGTACACGTCCAAGCTCGCCGGCGATGCCAGCGAGATGGAAATCGAGGTCGAGGATCGCGATCGCAAATGGCAGGGACCGTGGCTGCCGCAGCGCGGCGATCGCGTGAGCCTGATGATCGGGTACGGCGGCGAGGCGCTGGCCGACTGCGGCCATTTTCAGATCGACGAGGTCGAGCTCGACGACTCGCCCGAGGACGTGGTGCACATGCGATGCGTGGCGGCGTATATCACGCCCGCGATGCGCACCGCGAACACGGTGGGCTGGGAGAATCAGAGCCTGCCCGCGATCGCGGCCGCGATCGCGGCGAAGTATGGCCTCACGGTGGTGGGAGCGCCGGCGGTGACGGTCAATTTCGCGCGGGTGACGCAGCGCCAGGAGACCGACCTGGCATTCCTGAAGCGCCTAGCCGAAGAGAGCAACTACGAATTTTCGGTGCGCGGCAACAAGCTGGTTTTCTACGCGCGGCCGGTGCTCGAAGCGCAGGCGCCGGTGCTGACCATCCAGCGCTCGCACCTGACCCGCTTTCGCGCCAAGACGCAGACCGAGACCCATCAGGTTTACAGCGCCGCGCAGGTCTCATGGCTCGACCCCGCGAGCAAGTCGCTGGTCACCGCGACCGTGCAAGCCGACACTCCAGTGCCCACCGGCGACACGCTGGTAATCCGGCGCCGGATGGAGAACGGCGCGCAGGCCGCGATGTACGCGCGGTCGGCACTGCATCAACTGAACATGCTCCAGACCACGGGCACAATCGCAGCGCCAGGCGAAACGCTCTTCGCCGCGGGCTCCAACGTGATGCTTTCGGGATGGGGCAGCTTCGACGGCAAATATCAGATTCGCGAGGCGCACCATACGATGACGCGCGAGGCGGGATGGGGAACCGAAATGGAGGTGCGCCGTGTCGCGTGACGAACTGCGCAGCCGATCGCCGCTTCGTTACGGCGTCGTCACCGAGCAGGATCTGACGCTATGCCGCGTGCGCGTGAAGTTTCCCGACATGGGACAGGTGCAGAGCTACTGGCTGCACGTGCCCCAGCGCCGCACGATGAATGACAAGGGCTTCGAGCTCCCCGATATCGGCGAGGAAGTCGCCTGCCTGATGGACGATTGGGACGAGAGCGGCGTGGTGCTGGGCGCGCTCTATTCCTCGGCCGATAAGCCGGCGCCGGGCATGACAGCGAACCTCACCTATCGGGGCTGGGATGATGGCACGGTGGTGGAATACGACCGCGGCGCGCACGTGCTGACGGTGACCGCTCCCGCGCCGGGAGCGCAGGTAAACGTGGAGGCGGCGGCCGGCAGCGTGACCATCAACGGGGCCGTGCAGGTGCAGCTCGCGCAAGGGGGCGCGAGTATCACCCTGGTCGGTGACCAGGTGCAAATCACGCCGCCGCCAATTCTCTTTGCGCAGGCGACACTGCAATGAACTTCTCGCCTAACCAACCGCCAACGCTGGGGATGTTCGGGCTGGCTGCGCCCTTCCCGGTTGTGCCCCCGATCGCCAGCGCGGACTGGTCACTCGAGCTCGACTCCACCGCCGGCGGCGCGCAAGGCGCGGGCTTCGGCCAGGTGGTGCAAGGGATCGCCGATATCCAGCAGTGCATCCAGATTATTCTGACGACTCCACCGGGAAGCGATCCTTTCCGCCCGGATTTCGCCTGCGATCTGTTTCGATTCCTTGATCGGCCGCTGACCCGCGCACTGCCCGCGATCGTCGGCGCGGCGGCCGCGGCATTGGCCAAGTAAGAGCCGCGGATTGCGGTGCTTTCGATAACCGCGGCGGTCGACCCCGAGAATATCGGTCACATGACCGTGAGCGTGCTCTGGCAGCTCAAGACCGCGACCAGCAAACCTGTAACGACAACGGTGAACATCTGATGGCGGCCGCCAATCCGATATGGCTCGCCAATTCGGCGGTGGCAAAGGGCGCCGTGATCGTCGACTCCAACGGCAACGTGCAGCAGGCGTTGATCTCGGGGTTCACCGGAGGGCAGCCACCGACGTGGCAGGCGGCGGTCGGCCAGAGTACTCCAGACGGCAGCGTCACCTGGATCTGCGTCGCGGTGCTCGCGGCCCCGACCGCGCCCACGTTGCCAGGCCCCTTGGGCGGTCTGCCGCCCCCAGTGTTCGTTGCCGACGCGGACGGCCTCGACCCGACCTCGATCCTCAGCGACATGATCGCCACTTTCCAGATCGCTGCGAATCGGACCTTGCAGCCCGCGCAGGTCGAGCGGCTGCTGATCAATCTGTACGCCTATCGCGAGGCGCTGATTCGCAACGCGATCCAATACGCCGGCCAGCAATGCCTGCTCGCCTTCGCGACCTTTCCGATGCTCGATTACCTGGGCCAGCTCCTGGGCGTGAAGCGGCTCGCCGCGCAGGCCGCCGTGACTACGCTGCAGTTCACGCTGATCCAGGCGCTCACGGTGTCCTTTACCATTCCCGCAGGGACGCCAGTGGGAACTTCGGATGGCCAGTATCAGTTTCAGACCGATAGCGACCTGACGATCGTCGCTGGATCGACCACGGGGTCCGTCACTGCCACGGCCACGGCCGCCGGACCTGGCGGCAATGGCTATCTGGTGGGGATGGTCGATGTTCAGCTCGCGCCCAACGCGATGATTACGAGCGTGAGCAACACCACCACGACGGCTGGTGGCTCGGACCCGGAGACCGACGATCATTACCGCGAGCGTATTCAGCTAGCGCCCAACCAATTTTCGGTCGCCGGCCCCAGCGGCGCGTACCGGTTCTTCGCGATCGGCGTGGACCCGTCGATTATCGACGCGCAGGTGGTGTCCCCGGCGCCGGGCCAGGTGACCGTCTATGTGCTGACCGGCCCCATCCTCACGCAGCCAGCGGCGAGTCCGAACAACGCGGGCATCGCGAACTCGGCCCTCCTGGCCGAGGTCCTCGCCGCGCTCTCGGCCGACACCGTGCGGCCGCTGACCGACACGGTCGCGGTGGACGCGGTCAGCGAGGTCGATTACACGATTGCCGGCACGATCGAGCTGTTCAGCGATGCGGACGTGACCACGGTGACGGCCGCGGTTAACGAGGCCGCCCAGCAGTTCGCGATCAACCTCGCCTCGCGCATCCAGCGCGATATCGTGCCCGAGGAAATCATCGCGGCGCTGGGCAGCGTGGCAGGCGTCTATCGATGCACCCTAACCTCGCCGGCGTACACGCAGCTCACGCCGGGCCAATGGGCCAACTGCACCGCGATTAATCTCAGCCAGACCGCCAGCTCGGAGCATTCATTAGATGGCGTCGCTTGAGCCACAGCCGTCGATCGCGCCCGACCTGCGCGTGCAGGCGCTGATGAAGCTGATTGCGCGGCTGGACGGGATAGATCTGTCGCCGATGCTGGTCTATCGAATCGATTCTGCGCCGGCTAGCGCCATCCCATATCTGGCGTGGCAGTTCGATGTTGCGTCACCCCTGTGGCAGTTGATCGAAGCGATCGATCAGCGATCGATGATCAAGGCGATGGCGGCGTTGCATCAGACGAAGGGGACGCCGGCGGCGATCAAGAGCGCGCTGGCGGCGCTGGGATGGCCGCAGGCGCAGTTGCTGGAGGGGCAACAATCGTGGGGCGGCAGCAGCTATCCCAGCAGCCAGGGATGGGCCGCGTGCCGCGTGATGAACCGCATGGGCGTCACACTGAGCACGTACGATCTCGCGGTGCTCGCGCTGAATCCAACCGCATATTGGAAGCTCGACGATCCGGGTTACGTCGCGCGGGACGCGACGCCGGCGCGCCGAGACCTCCTGGGCTCGCCGGCTGGCGGTTTCGTCAGCCCCGGGGCGGCTCCGCTTCTTGGGGACGGCGAGACGTCGATGTCATTCAGCCAGGGATACCATCCGCCGCTTTTTCCCTGCCTGACGGCTGCGGTCGAAGGCGTGCTGCTCGGCCCTGACACGACCGTCACTGCGTGGGTGAGTCTTGATCCGGCAGCGCTCACTCCGGGCAATCAACTGGCGATCGTGTCCCAGCGCGGCTGGGACGGCGACGACGGGTGGTTCGGCCTCAACTACGACACGGGGTCGCCGCTCGGGCTGATGGTAAACTCTTATGTTTCTGGCCAGTTTTACGCTCCGTTTCCGACAGACGGAGCGGTCCATTTCGTAGGGTACAGCACGGACGGCGCGACCACCCGAATCTACGTCGATGGAAGCCTCGTGGCGAGGGGATCGCAGCCGCTTGTCGCCGGCGGCGCCACGTACTTCCAGGTCGGCTGGGACCGCGGCACCCCGGGAGCAAACTGGCGGGGGCGTATCGGTCGCGTCGCGACGTTCTCGGGCGTCCTCACCGACGCGCAGATCGCGGCGCTCTACCAGGCGGGGATCTCCTCGCGCGCAGCGGCTGCGGTGACCCCATCGGCCGCGCCGGCCGCCGCTCCGGGGCTGATCACCGCGGCCTTCAACTTCTTCAAGCCGGCGCGCGTTTGGCTCGATGCGGTCGTATTCGAGTCGGCGCCGCAGGCCGACGCGATTAGCTCTCCCGCGGACGCCGCCAGCGGCTTCTCCGGCTACTTTGACATCACCGGCGTCTTCGACGTTCTCAACGCGCCGCGCGATTCCTTCTCCTTCACTTTGCCGGCGGCGAGCGACCCGTACGCGCTGCCCCTGACCTACGACAAGCGCTCGCAGCATGCCGGCGACAGCTACGCCAATGTGCGCGTCGGCCCGAGCGACGGCGCCACCACGCTCAACGGAAATCCGGTGGAGGGTAATCGATGATCGCTCCCGCTCGCATGAATCGAAAGCCGCGCGGCCACGTGACGATCCGCGCATGGCGCCGCGGGAAGCTGCTCTGGACGCGCGAGGGCGACAACCTGATCGTCAACGCGGCGCTGGGGCCGATCGCCAACCTGGTGGGCGGCGCGGTCGTGGCCACGAACGCGATCGCGGTGGTGGGCTTCGGGAGCGGCACCACGGCGCCCACGGTTAACGACACCGATATCACGGCGCCGGCCTACTACAAGGCGGTCGCGTCCGTCAGCTATCCGCAATCCGGCTACGCGCAATTCACCTGGGAGATCGTCGGCTCGACCGATACCGGCGCGGTCGGAATTAACGTGCAGGAGCTCGCCTTCTACGCGAACAGCGGCAGTGTCGCGCTGCCGATCGCGCGCGCGGCCGGCGCGGGCGCGCCGAACCTCACGATGATGGCGCATATACTGCTCAATGTCGGCGTGATCGCGAGCAACGGCAGCTACACTGGCACCTGGACCTTCGAGGCGTAAGCGCGATGAGCACACTGACGGATACCCCCGAGTTCACGGCGAACGAGATTTACGAGATCGAATCGACCGATCCGGTCGAGGGCGCGGCCGCCGGCGCGAGTTATGGCGGGATCGGGGTGAGCAATCAGCCCCATCAGCAACTCGCGAATCGGACCGCATTCCTGAAGGGGCGGCAGGACACGAATATCGGCAATATCGCGTCGCTGCAGTCACAGGTCGCCGCGCTCAACAGCTTCATGGGCGAGTTCAGCGGGCTGCTCGCGGAAAATGGGTATGCGTGGATCGGCCTGGGCGCGCAAAAGATGCTGGTGCAGTGGGGGATGTTCGCGCCGACCATCGGCATCACCGGAGATACGGTCTACACCGTGGCATGGCCGACCGCTTTTCCCACGGTCTGCATCGCTGCCTTCGCGACTCCGATTTACAGCAACTCGGCCGACCTCGGCGTGGGGGTGCAGGCCGACCAGTACAACAATCCTCAGCTCACGATTGCTCAGGGGACCTTCTTCGTGAACCGCTTCAACGTGAACGGATACATCACGGGATTCTACTGGCTGGCGATCGGATGGTGACGGCGGCCGCCCGATGAACCTGTACACCGCCAGCTATCCGAGCCTGACCGCGTACCTGAGCACCATCCAGTACACGGTGCAATTCAACGCGCCGAACACGGGACCTGCGGAGCTTCAGTTCAACGCGCTGGCCGCGGTCCAGATCGTCAAGCCGGGCGCGACCGGAAACGTGCCGCTGGCCGGCGGCGAGATCGGCGCCGGCGCGACGATGAATCTCACGTACGACGCGACCGGTTACGAAGGAGGGCCGGCATTCGTGCTGGGTGCCTCGGTGCCGGTAATCCCAGACCATTCGCTGGGCGCGCAGCAGATGGCGGGCGACGCCAACGCGAACCTGGTCGCGGACAGCGGCTTTCAGCTCGGCTCCTCGTATTGGGACTTTTCGGGCGCCGGCGCTATCGCGATCGCGCAAGGCGCCGGCGGCGGCGGCCAGAACGCGCTTGAGCTCGCCGGCACCGGCGCCGCGAGCGGCAACCTGGAGGTGGTGAGCGCGGCGATCCCAGTGATACCGGGTCAGAGCTACGTGCTGAGCGCATATATCGACTCGCGCTTCGTCAGCAGCGGGACGCCGGCGTGGCTCCTGATGTCGGTGGACCGCACGACCACGTATGCCAGCGTCGAGGTCGGCGCCGGCGCCCTGGGCCGCACGCCCGGCGCGGCGGTGACGATTCCCGCAGGCGTCGCGTCCGTTGTGGTGGTGTTCGTCACCCAGAACTGCACGGTGGAAAGCGGCGAGAAGCTGCTCGCCAGCGCGCCGCAACTCGAAGTCGGCGCCACCGTCACGCAGTACAAGTCTCAGCCCGTGGGAGCTGCTTTCTCGCTGGATAATCTGCCTGACGGCTCGACTTACGCGCGGATGGTCGCGGCGGCGCTGCTCGGCGGCAAGTTAGCGAATTTCCTCGCCGGGGTGCAGGGAGGAACGGCGTTTCCGGCGTCGCCGGCGACGGGTGCTGTCTTCTTTCGCAGCGACACAAACCGCTTCTTCCTGTACGACGGCTCGGCCTGGATTCAGGTATCGCTCGCCTCGCTCGATGAACTCGCGGACGGGGCGACGTACGGGCGCACGCTGCTGAGCCGGCTGAGCGCCGGGGTGCCGTACACGTTTCTGGGCGCGTGGAGCTCGACGACGGCGTACAGCGTCGGTGACGAGGTGGTGAGCGGCGGCAATTACTACATTTGCATCGCGGCCAACACCAACAGCGCCCCGCCCAGCGCCAATTGGCAGTTGGAGGGACCCGACTCGCTGGACAACGTCTCTGATGGCACGACCTACCAGCGGATGCCGGTCGCAAACATGGACAGCAATCGGCGCGGGCTGATCGATTTCTCGCAGAGCGGGCACCTGAACAAGATCCTCGACGAGATCGCGGACGGCAGCACGTACGGGCGCACCCTGCTGACCGCGCTGACCAGCGGCCAGGTGGATCTTTCGCGCGCCGGGGTGATCAACAAGACGCTGGATAACATCGCAGACGGCGTGGCGCGCGCCGCGCAACTGAAGTTCTCGCTGCCCAATGTAGGCAGCGCACAGTGGGTGCATCTGGGCACGTGGGTTTTTGCTGGCGAGCCGTCACAATTCAAGGCCGAGCTGGTCGCGGGAGGCGGCTACAACTCCGGCGGCGCGCAACAGGGAACCTGTCTGCTGTACGTGCGCACCGCGAATGGGGGCACTGCGCCTAACATCTCGGGTGCGTCGTATTTTGGCTTCGGCGGCGGCACGCTGATCGGAGGGTTCAAGGTCGTCGCGACCGGGAGCAGCACGAGCGCGACCAACACGTCGTGGGAGCTGTACATCTACCAGGAGGGCGCGACCGGCGGCATCGTGTTGGTCGACCTGCAGGAGGGCGACACCTTCACTTATTCGGGCGCGACGGGGCAGACCGATCCTGGTGCGGCTTCGTCGACGGTGGTGGTCGGCACCGGCGGCTAGGTCCTCGGGCCCGGGGGCGCCGGCCTCGACGCCGTGCTCGACGGCGGCATCTACATCCGGATTCCCGCCGGCAACGTGGACGGCAATCGCGCCGTCATCACCGGCGGCATCAGCCCCAACGCCGTCACCGGTTCCGCGGTCCAGACGATCACGTCGGGGAGTTTCGCCGTCGATGCGTGGACGCACGCGCTAACCGTCACCCTGGTCCTAGAGGCGAGCAGCGACTTACGCCTCGTGTCGGTCCTTGGGGTGCTGGCAGGCTGCCCGACTGATGCATATTATCCTGTGAAGCTTACGGACTCGGCGGGGAACACTATCATCATGTCATCCGTCGTGCCCGACCCTAGCAACGAAACCGTGACGTGGACCGCCATCCTAGATCCATCGTACGAGATCCCTGCAGACGGGGCGTATTGGGTCTGGTTTTGGAACGGCTTCAGCACGGCGCCTGGGATCACGCGACTGTCGGTGTCTATGGTGGACGTCAAGCGATGA